TTGTAATCATCATGGCTTGTGAAAATGGAGAATGCGTCGTCTATGAAGAACGAGACAAATCAAAGTACATCAAACTGCTCAGCAAATATATTAGAAAATTTGTTAGAGATAAACTGGAGCTCTATGGAAAAGAATAAAGAACTAGAACAGGTAATTGAAAGTAAATTTTTAACACCTTCGAAATTCGCAATTGAAATTGAGAAAATCGTTGCCGAAGAAAAATTTAACTACATCGATGCTATTGTTCACTATTGCGAAATTAACAATCTTGAGGTAGACTCGGTAACGAAGCTCATTTCTAAACCACTGAAAGAGCGTCTGAAGTGGGACGCAATTCGTCTTAATTTCATGAAGAAAACTTCTCGTGCAAAACTTCCTCTATGATTTCTCGTGATGATTTAATGCACCATCGCTTACAAGCATGGTTGCGTGAGAACAAATGTGATGATCTAGAGTACCTTGGTTTTTATCCAGATACTTATGGTATCGATCGTCATTGGTATCGTATTGCCGAACATGAAGTAACAGTTGATTGTATTGAAGGAATTGATTTAGTAGATGCCGAAAGTGACACCGTTTGAGACCTATCAACATTATCTTTCATTAAAGAATCATTTTACCAATCCAAAATATGATTTTTTTAAGTACGGTGCAAAAACCCGTGCTAGTGTAACCTCTTTTAATAAGAGGAAAGATAAGTATTGGTTTGAGAAAACCTCTAGAAAATACAGCGACAAAGAAGTCGTTGATTTTCTTGTATCCAATTTTGCTTCCACCGATAACCCACAAAACCTATGGATTGGAGAAATTATCAATTCTGGCGAAAGAACATACGCCGAGTGGATGAAACGTCAACAGAGTTTGACGTACTTGTTCAGAGAGCAAAGCAACGAATTGCTCTCGGAGAACGAATTAGAGAGTCTATTCGATTGTTCGAGAGGACATCCGAAAATTCTAAAAAAATTTCTAAGCGGGAGTATATCGCTAGAAACCTTAGTGATCTACGAAAAAATATTCCGTTTCTCAAAAAACTTCGATAAGAAGTTAAAAGATCCCGTGTGGGAAACCGTAAGTTTAAAACTTAAAAAATATGATCCCTTCATAAATATTGATGTATTCCAATTTAAAAAAGTTTTAAGGGCACTTGTAAATGAGTAATTTTTTCGACTCTGAAATCATTCAGGAAGAACTGAAAGAAATTAATAAATTACAAGAAGATATCTACGGAAGTGTTCTCACTTTCGGTATCATGGACCGTGAAACAAAATTGGAACATGTTGAAATGCTGGCAACGTTGCTAGAAAAGCAGCGTGTGATGTATACTAGACTTTCCCTTTCAGATGACCCACAAGCGGTTGAGATGAAAGAGAATCTTCGTAAATCTATTCAGATGATGGGTTTTTCACCCGACACTGATGTGAATGTCTTATTTGATAGTATGATGAAAACAATCGAAGCACTCAAACAAAACATTGACGCTTAGTGCTTTCCTTGCTATACTATCCAAGTAAATCCCCCGAATCCAAACTAATCCGAGGTAATCCTAATGTCTTTTGCTGACCTTAAGAAGCAATCTAAACTGGGCTCTTTGACCGCCAAACTGGTTAAAGAAGTAGAAAAAATGAATAACAATGGCGCATCATCTGGTGATGATCGTCTCTGGAAACTGGAATGTGATAAGAGCGGCAATGGTTATGCCGTTATCCGTTTCCTGCCTGCTCCGAACGGTGAGGATCTGCCGTTCGTGAAACTGTACTCCCACGCCTTCCAAGGACCTGGTGGTTGGTACATCGAGAACTCACTCACCACTCTCGGTCAGAAAGATCCTGTCTCTGAATACAACTCCATGCTGTGGAACAACGGCACGGATGCTGGTAAAGAGCAAGCACGCAAACAGAAGCGTAAACTCACCTACATCAGCAACATCTATGTTGTGAAGGATCCTGCCAATCCTGAGAATGAGGGCAAAGTCATGCTCTACAAGTTTGGCAAGAAGATCTTTGATAAACTCACTGCTGCTATGCAACCTGAGTTTGAGGATGAGGAAGCAATCGATCCGTTCGACTTCTGGCAGGGTGCTAACTTTAAACTGAAAGCAAAGAACGTTGCTGGTTATCGTAACTACGATTCTTCTGAGTTCGCTGCCCAGAGCGCACTCTTGGACGACGATGACGCAATGGAAGCAATCTGGAAGAAACAATTCTCTCTTTCCGAGTTTGTTGGTAATGATCAGTTTAAAGAGTATGAAGTGCTGAAGAAGCGCCTTGACTATGTTCTTGGTGCTAAGAGTGCTCCCCGTCTGGATCCTGAGGTTGATGATGAAGATGATACTCGTGGTTCTACCCGCGAACTCACTTCTGATCTCCGCACTGAACTGGAGGAACTGAAACCCACCCGTTCTGCAGCACCTGCTGTAGAGGATGAAGATGATGACACTCTCTCCTACTTCGCAAAACTTGCTGAAGAGTGAAGTACAATCAGATCTGCCTCACTCTGTTAGTAGTGGCGGCATATTTTAATCTTATATTTAAGTGAAATCCGACTACTACATTGATCGTGTAAGTAAATCCGAAGCCGCAGAGTTACTTCTGCGGTTTCACTATCTTAAGGATATATCTAAAACCTTTAAGTCTGGATATAATTACGGTCTATACAAAAATAATGATTTTTGCCCACTAAACATTGGTGGTATTCAGGGAGTCTGTATCTTTACAGGTCTCCCTGTTCCTGAAATTGCAAAAGGTGCTTTTGGTTTAGAACGTCATGAACAGGATGGACTCTTTGAATTATCACGACTCTGCATCCACCCGAATACTCAGCAGAGCGAGTATAATATCACTTCTTGGTTTGTATCAAAAGCGATTAGACGCCTTAGAAAAGAGACCAACGTTAGGGGGATTATCTCATACGCTGATAGTGACCATCATTCTGGTACAATTTATCGCGCTTGCAACTTTCGGTATTGCGGTCTATCAGAACCAAAGAAAGATTTCTATTTTGCAGACGGAACTAAACACTCTAGAGGGAGTGTCAAAGGATCAGAAGGTGAATGGAGAGATAGATCCCAAAAACACCGATATGTGATGATCTTTGATAAGAAACTAGATCTCTTATGGTGACTTGGTACGAATATTATCAGATCTCTTAATTACTTCACCTGAGGTCATTCTAACGTATTGTGATGACTTACCGTATTGCAATAAATCACGAGTATCATTTAGGAATTGTTGCAGATAAGATTTTCTAAGAACGTATATTGCCCTTTTCTTTTCATTCTCTTCAGTTTCATATTCGAAATTAGAAACTGATCTTGTTATATTTGTCTTTGTAACCATCTGATCTAGACCACTGTCCCAGAATCTTACATATGACGATGTTACTGCCGTATCAACTTTTGGTTTTGGTGATTTAAAGTTATAATCAACGACTTGACCTTTAGGTAAAACGATTCTACCTTTACTATCTTTTACCTCTATAGTTTCATAATAAAGAGTCGCATTTAAATCACTTCCATACTTATCATAAGAATATTCGTAAATATCACGACTTGATAATGGCCATTGATCTCTTACATTTGTAATACCAGCAGTAATCAAAACAACCCAATCAAGACCAACTGATCCATATAATTCATCAGCAACTTGATCTGGTCTCATCCCATCACCAATTTGATACTTCTCAAAACTAGTGAGATTATTTTGTACATCTTCTCTGAGTTTTATTCTCTTAAAAAGATTTTTTGCTGCAACATACTCTTCTGAGGTGTTACGATCCAGAAGAGGTGAAAGATATTCTATATTTGGTAGTTCTCTGAAATAACCCATTAGTATCCTACTCCGATTGCGCCATCACCCTCATCATAATCACCTTCATAAACTGGTTGAATCTCTTGGAATGATAGATCTAACATCATAGAGATTGGGGTAGAATCATCATATGTAGCATAAACATTTTCAGCAGTGTAATTAACTTTAATATCAGTTAGTGCTGCTTGCTTAAACTTATTGAGGAATGGATGTAATGCATTACCTCTCATATATGACAACTCAAAAACATTTGGTGTTTTTAGATATAAGTTTCCTTGTTCGACAGTTTTTGCTGCCATGTTCTTTTTCAGTGATCGAATAATATATTTTATTTGAGTACTTTCATTTTTATCTCTAGGAGTCAATTTAAATGAGAAGTTAAACGATCTCAACTTTACCCCATCGAATAATAATTCCATGTTTGGGTTAAAAATCTTTCCTTGAGATCTGGCAATAACTTGGTCCAGACTTACATTTGCCCCAAAGATATTAACGGCATTAATAGCAAGTTGTTTTTGTAATAAATTCTTGATGTTTGTAGAACCTCCAGATTCATTAACAGTTCTATTTAAAATTTTAGTAGCAGAACCATCTACTAAACCTCCTAAACCACCTCTCATCATTTCTTCAGAGCCTGCCAGTGCAGATGCTGCAACAGAATTCATTGCTCCACCATTATATGAAACTGAATTACTATCAGTTACATTGGATGGAATTGGTAATAATATAACACCACCTTTTGATAAAGTATTTTGTGCTAAACCAACTTTATTTCCATTAATTGAACTAGCACCTTTAGTATTACCACCAAAACCAGTATTATTAAAGAAACTAGATTCTTCTATCAATCCAGTATTTTTGCGTTCTTTAATAATAATGCGAAGATAATCAGTATTTTCAGTTAGTGCTTCGTATGGATATCTTAAAATACCAGTAGGTGCATTTACGTCAGAAGTATTGACGTCATTAATACTACTATTAAGATTATTACTGTACTCCACAGCCGATGCAGTTGCTTGTGCATCCGCTACTGCTACAGCAGCTTCTTTAGCTTGTGTGGGAGTTTTCCCTGCTGAAATAGCAGCATTATATGCTTCATTTTGTGCAGGATTTGAATAAGCTTGTATAGTCATAGTATTACAACATTTACGTTTGTCATTAAATATTGACCTACTTTATTTAACTATTTAGGCGGAATTTTGCAAAAGGAATCTCTTTTGCATCGGCAAGTTCATCTGTGTAAATTTCATAGATCTGCCCAACTATCTCACTCCAGGTATACTGTCTTACTTTACCCCAATGTAAATTAATCCCCCTAAATCCCCAGGTGAATACATCACTCACTGCCACGAGAGGGTTTTGGTCATATTTAATGTTGGGTGTTTTGGGATTATACACGAAGACATAGTATCTACCAGATTCTGGAACTTTACCACCTTCTTCGAGCACACTCAATAATTCAAGCATTACATCATCAGGATCTTCGGTCCCAACAACGTTATTCATTACAGAACGAATTCTATTTTCTTTATCGTCTGTTGGATATGCCATTACTTGATACCTAGTTCATCTTCTGTTAGAACTTTAAACTCCCACATACGATCTTTACAAAATTCTTCTGCTGCTTTCCACTTTGCCATGTTTTTGGCATACTCTGTGACTTCGTAGATATATGCTTTTGTTTTTCTTTTCTGAACTTTCGGTTCTCTAGTTTGTTTTTTAGGTTTTACCTCAATCAAATATTTTTTAAGTGAACCATTGCTTTCTTTCACCTTAATATAAAAGTCTGGGAAGTAACGATGAATGCGATTATCTAATGGAGAACGATATGGTAGTGCTATTTCTTCTGATCCCCACTCAAGAATGTTTTCATTTAAATCACAATAAACCATAAATTTTCTTTCCCAGAGAGATCTGTATATGATGTTTGTTGGATCTCCTTTATATTTCTTTGGGTAAGATGGTTGATATTTTCCCTTATATGACATCTAAATAGAAATAACAAAGACTTAATAGTAATATTTAGAGATGCCTAGCGTTCCTAATATAACCCATCTCACGATGGACAAGATACTCTCTAGTGCGGAGGGTGGACTTTCTAGAGCAAATCAATATCAGGTTTGGATTTCTAATGGTTGGGGACTGAGTGCTGACGGAACATCAACACCCTTTATAAATCATGTACAACAGTATTATAATTTAGCCTGGAATGCTACATTGCAAGAAAAACTATCTATTTCATGTGCTGAGGCAAATCTTCCATCATCAACATATGCCACTGGAGAAGTAAAAGATAACTACATGGGTGTTGGGCAAGAGTATGCACACACCAGAGTTAATACTGATATTGATTTCACATTTTACCTTGACTCAAACTATGAAATATTGACATTGTTTGAGGCATGGATTGATTATATTTCTGGAACTGGTGCTCCACAATCAACTGGTCCTGGATATTACAGAAGATTTGCATATCCAAAACAATATAAGAATGAAACGGGAGTTTGGATTACGAAGTTTGAGAAAAACTGGAATACTCCTGGTGCCAGAAACATAACCTATCAATTAATTAATGCATTTCCAAAATCTATTGCATCTATTCCACTACAATATGGTGAAGCAGAAATTGTAAAAGTATCTGTGACGATGAATTATGATAGATATAGAGTTTATAGAAATAGTGGATCGGGACCTGCAGCAGCAAATTCTGCTGCAGCAAATGGTATAACGGGAGCTGTGGCACCTGATTAATAGTTAAATATACCATAATAAATAAAAATAACTGAATTGTATCGGAGATTATGCCTTTACCAAAAATTAATACTCCAACATATGAGTTGGAGATTCCTTCTAATGGGAAGAAAGTAAAATATCGTCCTTTTCTGGTACGAGAAGAAAAAATTCTTGTTATGGCATTAGAGTCTGAAGACATGGCTCAAATTACAAATGCTGTTATAGAAATTCTTTCAGATTGTATTAGTACACGAGGTGTGAAGGTCGCAGAACTTTCTACATTTGATATTGAGTATCTTTTCCTCAACATTCGTGGAAAGTCTGTTGGTGAAGTTATTGAAGTTAACGTAACCTGCCCTGATGATGGTGAAACCCAGGTCAAACTAGATATCAACATTGATGATATCAAGGTACAGACTAATAAGGAACATACTAACATTATTAAAATTGATGATACCTTATCAATGAAGATGAAGTATCCATCAGTTAATCAGTTCATCGAAAATAACTTTGAGTATCAAGATGCTCAACCTGGTGTTGATAAATCACTAGATGTTATTATTTCATGTATTGATATGGTATATAATGCGGATGAGTGTTGGTCTGCAAGCGATTGCACCAAAGAAGAAATGGAAGGATTTGTTGAACAAATGAATACCAGACAATTTAAACAAATTGAATCTTTCTTCTCTACGATGCCTAAACTTTCACATACTGTGAAAGTTAAAAACCCAAACACAAAGAAATCTAATGAAGTTGTGCTTGAGGGATTAGCATCTTTTTTCGCTTGACAATGTCGCATACTAGTCTTGAGTCTTACTACAAGACAAATTTTGCCTTGATGCAGTACCATAAATACTCTTTGACCGAGTTAGAAAATATGATGCCGTGGGAGAGAGAAGTATACGTTACTTTGCTCCAACAATATATTGAGGAAGAAAACGCAAAACAACAACAGTAAGTGGCATTAGAAAACCAACCATCTTTTACAGCACCATCTCTACCCAAAATGGGAAGAAGTACTATTGCTTCTTCCGTTATTTCTGGTGCTGGTAAAATTGGTTCTGGTAATCCAAAGTTAAAAACATCCAAAATTAGTTTTCAGAACGCGGGTGGTTTAAAAACATCTAAAATTGGTCTTCAGGATGCGAGTAGTAGTCTAAAACTTGAGAAGAATAGTGACATTGCTGCTTCACTAGAAGAGACTAATACCGTTCTTGTAGAGATACAAAAACAATTAGCACTAGATTTTGCTAATAGAATCGTAGAAAGAAAAGATAGAATATCTTCGATTAAGAAGCAAAGAGATGCTCAGAAAAAGATGGCTAGAGAGTCATCTGTAGAATCTCCTTTATCAAAAATATCTAAAAAATCCAGTGGTGTCCTGAACAAGGTGATGGCACCCACTAAAAATATTTTTAGTAAAATTATTGATTTTTTATCTTTAATTGGAACTGGAATACTTGTAGAAGAAGCATTTAAATGGTTCTCTGATAAAGAAAATAGAAAGAACTTAGAAAAAGTTTTTACTTTTCTAACTGATAATTGGAAAATACTTGCTGGTATTTTTATTGGTGGAAAGATACTTGGTGGAATTTTAAAGTTAGTTGGTGCAGCGAAAGCTTTAAGAGGTCTCCTTAGAAGAGTTGGATTATTAAAGAATAAAGGTATTTGTGGTTGCTCTGATCTACCTGGTAGAGGTAGAAATAGAATACCTCGCGGATTTAGAACTCCAAGAGGTGGTGGAACTCAATTCTCTAGATTCTTTAGGGCAGGAGCAAATCAAGCACCCATCGGTAGAATGGGTAGTCTTATCAATGAATCTACTGGACAAGCAACGAGAATGCTCGGTGCAAACAAAGCAGTTGATGTTCTTGGCAACTTAAAAAATGCTGGTGTTAGTAATGCAAACCGTGCTAGAGTCTTAGCAGGGCAATTAAGTGAAACACAAGCATTAGATATTGCAAGAAAGAATACTGGAATATTGGGAAATCTTCGCCAAAATATTGGTGGAATTTTTGCTCAAGGACGTAATCTTGGTAGAGGAATAGTATCTCAAGGTCAAGAATTAATAGGTGGTGCATATAGAGGTATAAAAGGGTTCGGATCAAATGTGATGGACCTTGGTAGAACAGTTGGCAAAGGACTGATGGATGCAGGTGGTGCAGCTGTTAGTGGTTTAAAATCAACATGGGACAATATTGGCAAGACAGTTGCTAATTTAGATCCACGTAAGTTACCAGAAGTTATTCAGAATGCAGTTAAGGGAGAAATTGATAAGTTAAAGAAAGGATCACCAATATTTAAAAAGTTGATGAGTTTCATCAAAAATCCAAAAGATTTTATGACTTTATTAGCAGATTTGGTATCTAAAGCAAAACCTGCCGTAAAGGGTATTAAGGATGCTAGGAAAGCAGTTCCATTTAAAATCCCTGGTGTTGATGTTCTTATTTCATCTTTGATTGCAGCAGTGGAAATTGGAACAGGAGCTCCTGCTGGTAATGCATTATTGGGAGCACTTGGTGGTGTATTAGGATCTGCTGCTGGTACGACAATCGGTTCTTTTGCTGGTCCTCCTGGAGCATTGATTGGTGCTATGGCAGGTGGTGTTGGTGGAGAACTTTTATTCCGCCAAATTGCTTCTGCTATAGGTTCTCAAGTTGAGGAATCTGGCGCATCTTGGAATATGAATCTCAGTCCTAATGGTGCTCCACTATTCTCTAGTTCTTATGATCCAATGAATTTTGGTAGTGAAGAAGAACCAGTAGAAGGTAAAAAGTTTGGTGGAATGATCCAAGGTCCTGGGCACGGTGCTGGGGGAGTTAAGATTGAGGCAGAAGGTGGTGAAGGATATATCTTAAACAGATATGCAGCATCTAAAAATAGAGCATTCTTGGATGATGAAAACTTTAACCAAGGTAAGCAATTAGCAAAGTTTGCAAAAGGAGTTTCTCAGCAACAAAAGTCTTTAGGAATTCAACTTGATAATGTTAATAGATTTGAGGAAGTAACAAAAGAATTTAATGATATTCTGAAAGAAAAAATTAGAAAACAAGAAGAATTAAAAAATAAAGAAGATACTCCAAGAAATCCACCCATGGGTGGTGGGGAACCACTTCATGGAGATAGAGTTCCTCCTGGTCCAATGTCCTTACAGGTAATACCACATTCTCCTAGAGAAAGATCTCTTCAAAGATCAAGACCTAGTAGTGGAGGAACAACGGTAATTAATGCTGCTCCTGTTGTAGAACCAAAATCAGCACCTGCTGTTCTACAGCAGTCTGCAGGTGCTGATCCCGAAAACACAATTGAGATTGATTCTTACGATGAAACTAATGAATATATTATTGAGGCATATGAAAGATACGGAATTTTCTTGTGAGGTACTGAACAATGGAAGTAAAACAGGTTAATTCTTTAAAACTAAATGCAAAGAAGATCAATAGTGTATTGATCCGAGGAAACAGTAATGTAAAAAAATTAAGAGCAGACGAAAATAATTTGCTTTTGAGAATTGCCGATGAAAAGAAGAAAAAAACAGAAGAAAAGAAAGTAGAAAGTAGAGGTAAGATGAGTTTTCCAGGCAAAGGAATGCTTGGTAAGGTGGCAAAACCTGTTATGAGTGTTTTTGATAAACTACTAGAATTTTTTGGTAATATTTTACTTGGTGTTCTTTTAGAGGAACTTCCGAAAGCAATAGCAGCAGCAGAAAAATTCTTTGAGGATAATCCTTGGATTATACCAACTGTTAAAAACATATTTAAATTCTTGGGTAACACCTTGATGGGAATGATTGATCTTGTCAATATTATTAAACCTGCTGTAATTACTGCCTTCGAGAAATCTAGAGATGCCGTTATTTCTGCCCTGAATCTTTTTGGAATTGAGACTGATGCTCTGATGAGCGAAGATATGAAATCAGCAGAGCAATCTGTAGATGAAGCAATTGCTGCAACACAGACTGAAGAAAATGAAACACCTGCAGAAGAAATGCAACCAACAGGTGAAGGTCCAATACCAGTACAATCAAATCCAAATATTCCAGCAGCATCAATTACACCAGTAAGTAGTTCTCCAGAAGCACCAGGACCAGGACCAGATGCAGTAGAATCAACAGCATCAACTCCAGATTCATCATCTCTAGCTCCAGCACCACAATCTCCAGTATCTGCACCAAAACCAGAAGGTCCCACATTAGACCAATTTAAGTTTGGAGGATCAATTCCAAAACTTGGTGGTGGAGGGTCAACACCGATTAGAACTAGAAGGCAAAGAAGAAGAATGGTCCAGGAAACTGGAGTACAAAGAAAAGCAAGAGAACGATTGAGTTCTTATGGAAGATTCTTTGAGAATATGAAACTAGCATCATCTCTTGATGATAAGCAAAGTGAAAATAATGAGTCTTTCGAGAAGTTCTTAGAAAATTACCAAAAAGTACATAGTCTTGGTAAATATTCTTCTTTTGGAAGAGATCCCGATCATCCAGAGATTGATCCCAGAAATCCTTACGATCCTGTAAGTAATCTAGAGAATGCAACTTTTAGTGATGCTGCTGGAGCACCTAGTAAATTTGTTAATACCAGAGACTTCCAAGAACAAAGAAGTGGATATAAGCATCATGGTGAGGACTATCCAATTGCACAAGGAACTGCAATTAGAATGTTAAAGGGTGGAGTAGTTCATGGTGGATATTATGGTTTTGGAGGGGGTGCTATTGGTGGACAAGTTCTTATTACACATGATGATGGAACACAAACTAGATATGGGCACTTGAGTGAAATATTTGTAAAACCTGGTCAGGAAGTAAAACCTAATGATATTATTGCAAAAACTGGAGGAGACCCAGGAACTAGAGGTGCAGGAAGATCTTCAGGACCACACTTACACCTTGAGTACTATCCTAGTACAACAGCAAGATATGCAGATCCATATCCAGTAGCAGATAAGTATTTTGTTTTTGGTAAAGGGGAATCTTCGAATAATGGTGATGGTGAGGGAGGACCAATGCGTCCTCTTAGTAGGGATCGTAGTGGTAACATTAGTCAATCCATGGATGATGGCATGGAAGTTGTTTACATAATACAACCCATGGTACAGAGTGGTAGAGATACTATTCTGATTAGGAATATAGATAGACCTACAGTAATGAGGTCTAAATCTAATCTAAAGAGACCAAGTTTAGCGTAAAAAATAATGCAAAATCAATTATCAGCAACATTAGATACATTAGAAATAACTCCAGCAAATGGTGAATCTACAGATTTGAGTGGGGGTTTTATCTCGTTTGATTATTTTGAGAGTTTATTTTCGCCACATATAACAGCATCTCTCAATATTATCGATACTGGTTCTGTTAAATCTAATACTGATACGCAAGAAAGACCAGCAGATATTATATCAGCACTACCAATTAGAGGTAATGATGATGTAAGTGTAATATTTTGCCACCCAACAGGAAGATTAACTTTTGGCGCACCCTATCCACTAAAAGTAAAAAAAGTTTCATCTCTTGGACTTGATCAGGGTAAAAAAATTATTAATTTAAAACTGGTAACCCCAGTTGCAGTAAAGAATAAGCAAACATTTCTCGCATCACCATTTGAGGGATTGATATCAAACTCAGTACAAAAGATTTTGACAAATCTTGTTCCTGAAAGACAAAGTTTTATTGATCCAACATCAAATTCTTTGGCATTTAAGGGGACGCAGACAGATCGTCCTTTTGATAAGATTATTGATTTGGCAACGCAATCAATTTCAGTAAACTCAAATGGTGTTCCTGGATATTTTTTCTGGGAATCATCAAGTGGTATGAATTTTAGATCTGTTCAGGAAATAATGAATGCTGGAGCATCTTCGGATTATTTCTATGGTAATGGAAATCCAGACACAGATACTGGTAATAATAGAATACTAGAAACAAATGAAGTACGAGAGTTTGATACATTATCTTCTGTTGCTGCCGGCGCATTTAAAACTGATGTATTGACTTGGAGTCCATATACGTTTGAGTTGACTGAGGCATCATACACATTATCAAATACAAATTTTGAAACTATGGGATCTGAACCTTTCGTTGCCTGGTCAGAATCTGCTGATATCCAACCTAGATTTATGTCATTCTTAACGAATGATGGAAACTCTACTACTGGTCTTTCTACTGCAAGAAATAATGATCCTATAAAGTGGTCTGCACTTTCTACGATGAGATATAACTCTCTCTTTAATCAGGAAATTGAGATTGCAGTTCCTCTGAATTTAAGACTCAGGGCAGGGCAAACTATGAATGTCAACTTCCCAAGAATTTCCGAAGAAAAAATTGAGGAAGGTGTACTTGACCAGTCTAAGAGTGGTAAATACTTAATATTACACTTATCACATAAGTTTGATAGTACACCACAAGTTGGATCTGTAACTCACTTGACTTTAATCAGAGATACAAGCGGTTTGCATAACGGAGTAGAATAATATGTCAACTTTTAAACCAGCATTTTTCGGTAAATCAGCAAGATCTTGGTTTATTGGACAAGTCGCACTAAATCAAGTAGCAAATAAAGTAGACGAAGGAAGATGGGGTGATCGTGTACAAGTTAGAATTCTAGGATTAGATCCAAAAACTGGAGCAAAACTTGAGGATGCTAAACTTCGTTGGGCACTAGTTTTAAGACCAACATCACAAGGATCTTTAAGTATGGGATCTAGTGGTTTAGTTGGTGGTGAATGGGTTATGGGTATTTTCTTGGATGAAAAGTTTGAGGAACCACTCATTCTTGGTAGTTTTTCTAGAACTGATCCAAGATATCAGGTTACTGAAAATGAAACAAAAAATCTCAAGAGTACAGAATTTATGAAAACTCTTGATTATTTTGATGCCATTCAACCAGCTCCATATCAACTTGTTGGTGGTCCTAAATCTCCAGGTCCACAAGCAACTAGTGTTTCTAATATAGATATACAAGACTACAATAAAGCATTTAACAAAGTACCCAAGAACTAATCGATGACTGATTCAGCATTTAACTCATCTGCTTTTAACCTGAAATGGCCTGGTGCCGCAAATAATTGGAATCTCTATAGTTCTTATGGTGAATATGAACTGGATGAAGATGCACCAACTTACTGGAAATCTGCAGCAAATGCACAGTGGATTGATATTGTAAACACTTCATGGGAAATTGGTGATCCATGTGGTGATGGGCAAATGGCAAAGATCCATCGATCACTCCATAAGTTTTTTACTTTTCTAAAAGGAATTAAAAAGTATGGAGATTTATACATTAATGGCACAATTAGTAAAGTTCAGAACTTACAAAATACAATTAAGGCAACAACAGCAGCAATTGCATCTGTTCTAAGAGTTGTAATACAAAGATTTCGTAATTGGTTACTTAATCATATTAAAGCACTTATTCAGAATGCCATTGAGAATTTACTGCCAAACTGGGCAAGACAGATTAAGAAAGGTATTGTTGCACAAATTTTAGACCAAATATTTTGCGGTATTAAAAAGATAATCAAAGGATTAGTAGATTTAGTTGGTGACTTTTTGTACTCTCTAATTGGTCAAGTCATCAATACACCATTTTGTGCTGCAGAAAAATGGGCAAATGCATTGATTAATCGTCTTGTTAGTGACATTGACAAAGCATTGGGACCAATATTTGATAGTATTAATGATATACTAGGTGGTGTTGCGAAGATATATGGATCTGTAGCATCAGCAATTAATAAGATCTTGGGATTCCAAGGATTCTTGTGTGGAGAACCAAACTGTCCAGATATTAAAGAGTTTAAATTGGGACCATGGGGAGGTCCATCACCAGCACAGGTAGACGCATTTAATAACTTTAACTTTGGAATTTCACCAAATTTCCCTGGTGAAATTACTAAAGGTGCAAATGATGCATTAGATGATTTCTTTGGCGAAGATAGTCAGACATCAGTATCTCCAGGAAATTGTTACACTGGATCTTTTGAGTGTGGAATTCCTCAGATTGTACTGTTTGGTGGTGGTGGATCTGGTGCTGCAGCACAAGTTGTTGTTAATAAAATAGGACAAGTCATAGGATCCAATCTACTTAGTGGAGGAAGTGGATACACATCAACTCCATTTGTTTCTGTTGAAGATCCAGCAGGTTGTGGTAATAATGCTTCTGCCTCTGCTGTTCTTGGAGACTCTGGTGATGATATTGGAAAGGTTGTTGCTATTAAAATCAATAATCCTGGAAGTCAATATAGTTCAGGTTTTGGTGGTGGATCTCCAATCATTAATACTTTTGTTGGATCTCCGAATCCAGCAGTTCCTGGTGGAACAATTAATTTAAGTTGGAATGTTTCCAATGCAGATATCGTTTCTATGGATATGCCTGGATACGATGCTCTACCACTGATAGGAAATGCAAGTTTTCCAATTTCACCAGATATTTACTTTGGACCAGGTGAGACTACAACAACTCAACAATTTACCTTAACTGCCAAGAAAACAAACAAAAAATCTCAAATACAAGAAGTAAGTAAAACATTTATTTTAACAATCAAGAAAGATAAAAATGCTGATGAAGAAGGTCCAAATATCAATACCCCAGTAATTGATTCATTTACTGCATCTCCAGGAACTGTAGAAGAAGGAGAAATCTTCACACTGTCATGGCAGACCTCAAATATTACTAATGTTACTCTCAATACCCCAGGATATGAATCACTACCAGAAGATGGTGCTGTAAGTTTGGTGGCACCTTCAGACTTACAATTTCCTCCAGATGGATCTAATGCCATACTGGAATATACTTTGACAGCAAAAAATGCTAATGCACTCACCGAATTTAATAAAGAAAGTCCCATTAAAGAAGTAAGTAGTACCATACAGATTTTTGTTACTCCCAAAGATAGTGATTCAACAGGAGGTGATGATCCAACAGATGGTAATTCAACAGGAACAGGTGATGGCACTGATGGACTAGTTGGAAGTGGTGATGGTGGCAGTCCTAATGATGGTATTGCAGTAATTGATGATATTGATATTATCAATACTGGTATTGGATATACATCTGGAGATACTGTTAGTATCAGTGATGGTGATGGTTCGGATATAGGATTTGAGATTAATCCTTCAGGACAAATTGTTGGACTGAACGTAAATGAAGGTGGTTATGGATTCACAACCATTCCTAATTTGACAATAAATAGTTCCACTGGTGTAGGTGCAGAATTTAGAGTAAACTTAAAGTTTATTCCATTGAATGACTTCTTAGAAGATCAGAGACAGAAAGAATTAGGATTCGTAATTGATCCTAACAAACTAGTACAAGTTATCGACTGCGTATCACAATAATGGCAAAACAAGCACCTGAAATTACGATTACTAATAATCCACATGCGTTTATACAATGTGGACCAGTTGCAACAGAAGAATATGATGATAAAAGAGATCTCACTATTGTAACTTCTGGCGGAGCACAGTGTGTTTATGCTAAAAGTGGCAATAAGACTGAGGTTATACCAGGAGCAAGTGGAGAAATATGTGGTGGTAATTTAGATCCATCACAAAAAGAAGTAATTGCAAAGGCAATTGTTGCTCCTGCTGGTGATATTATTATCCTTGCCGAAAATGGCAACATTAGATTTAAGGGTAAGAATATTTACTTCGAAGCAGAAGGAGCATCAACAGATGATGGTGAAGATGGTAACATTATCGCCAAGGGAAATGGGCAAGTGATTATCAATGGTGGTGATCATATAAGAATGGCATCTGATGATATATGTGTTGCCGCAGCAAAAAGTTTAACAGTCAATGCTGATGTAAGATTGGTTGGAGATATCCAAGGAGCAGATTCTCTATCAAGTCTTGGAATAATTAAAGCACTACTTGGTGGAAACTGGCTAAGTATTATATCAGCAGTAGGTAATTCTTGTAGAAACTAAAATGGCATTAGAACAAGTAGAATTTGGAAAAATAGATGTAATGAGTCCTCTTTTTGGAGGAGCATTAGTTGTACCATCTACATTCTGGGAACCAGGATCTCTCTCGGCACATAAAGGTCATTTTGGTATAGGTGCAACAGCACTTATTTCTAGCGCGGCACTTTCAGTTGGTCCATCAGTAACTTCACCATTAAGTATTAACAGTATTGGTCTTAACAATCACATTGGTATCTACAATGTAACTGGAGCACATATTAAAATTGGTTCAAGTCTGAGTTTGGGTGCTCTAGATTCTACTGTTACTGCAATCTCAAACAAATTAAGTGCATTATTTGCTAAGATTACTCCTAAAATTTTAGAAGTAACTCCAGCATCTACCAATGCTGCCGCCATTGGATCATTAAATGGGGTTTGGACTTTTAATGGGTTACTAATCTCTGTAGAACCTGATTTAACTGGTTCTGATATTAGACTTAAAAAGAATATTAGGAGATTAGAAGATTCTGATTGTTTGGCTAGGTTGATGAAGTTAAACCCGGTATCTTATGAATGGAAAGAAGATAAATTGCCAACATCATTTTTAAACGAGCATCGTGATGAAAATGAGATGCTGAAGAGAGAAATGGGTTTTATCGCACAAGAAGTGGAAAAATACATTCCAGAAGTAACTGGAACCAAAAAATTTAATGATATTCCATATAAATCTATCAGGTATGGTAAACTTGCTGCATTGATAGTTGGTGCTGTCCAAGAACAACAAAAAGAAATAGACTCATTAAAAACAAGAATTGAGGCATTAGAGGGATCATAATATGACTATTGAAAATTCACTGAAAAGACAAGGAATTGATATTCTGAAGAAAGATCAGAATGCTCTAGATGGTGCTTTTAAGAGGCAAGCGAAAGAAAAAGCACCTGATAAGTATCAACTTGATGAAATTTCACAACAACCAGATGGATCCTGGGCAAGAAAAAAAGTTGATCAAAAAGAAAGAATTTATGATGAAGATGTAGTTCCTCAAAAGGAAAAGGAATTTAAGGAAGAAGCAGAAGTTTTACAAGAACTTTGTAGGAGAGTCGATAACAAGATAATCTCTTTAAATAATCTCATTAACTTTAAGAAAGGACAAATTGTAAATCTATCAACAACTGCTAATAATGGTAATTGTTGGCCAGGTATTGCATATAGTGGATCGCAAGCATCATCAGCACGAGTTGGAACACTAACAACAACCTTTGTTACATCTACAACAATTAACAATGATATTGAGAGAGTGAAAACTTATGTTCCTATGGCAGGTCCTGGATTCAATCCTGGAGCATCAAATCCATTTGAACCAGATACTGTTAAAACTCTATCACCAAGTAATTCTGGATATGGATATAAAAATTTACCAGATCCAATAAAATTCAGATCAAACTCTAATGTTCTAACTGGATCTACTGTAGATGGGAGTGGATCTAATATTGGTGGTGCAAGATTTGATATATCAACAACTCTAGCAGATCATCAGGGTCCAAAATTAGTTTCAACAGTAGGTCTTAATACTGGATTTTGGTATGCTGGTGCAGGACAACCACTAGAGGCATCTGATACCACTGTAACAGCAGCACAATGTGTTGGTATTGCAAACAGTATTACTACAATTTACGATGAAATTCGTGCATTACGCACAGAAAGAGATTCTCTACGTGGATCACTCAATGGTGTAAAGGATAAGAAAAAAGAGAAGGAACTGGGACACTGGGGATATCAGAACATGAAAACTGAAGCGTCTAGAAGAAAAACTTCCAATGCTTCTGCTATTTCTGCTATCGAAAAATTAGATACTAACGAAGTTGTTGAGGTGGAAGAGGGATTACAAATGTATCTCGATGCTGCTAGTAATTCATCTTACTTTGGATCTGGGGATATCTGGTATGATCTTAGTGATAGGGGAGATTCAGATGCTGATATTGAACCAGATGCCGCAACAGGACCACAGTTTGTTCAGGCTTTATTAGAAACTGGAAATTATTTTAGTTTTGATGGTTCTAATGATCACGTAGATTTTGATGCCGGTAACATTGATGGCAACACAACAACAGTTACTGTAGAAATTCTTGCCAGACTAAAACCAAACTTTGGTTTTATTTCAGATAATATTGGAGATCCTGCTTTTCCTGGATCTGGAGTAAACATGATATTTGGATTTAATCTATATGATGTTGTTTTTGGTGGAACTGTTTCTGTTGGAAGTACAACTAATGTACAAGGATTAGGATTTAATACTGGTAATGGTGATATCTATGGAATAGATGGAAATCAATTCGAATCTCTTGGTCTCAATAATAACTGGAAACATTATGTATTTGAGATGAGAAGTGATGTATCTTATACGAATAATAAGATGTATATTGATGGGGTCCAACAGGTTGGTCTTAGCCAGGTTAGACCAGGAGGAAGTGGAGAAAATGCAACAAATAGAGAGTTTAATGGTGGTCTTGGTAGAATTGCTGGATGGCAAAATGATAACTCGTACAGAGCACGGATGGATGTTGCAATGTTCCGTGTCTACAATAAAGCACTTACCGATCAGGAAGTACTAGACAACTACAACGAAGTCAAGGACCGCTTTTAATAGTGGCACACTTGACAGGGGACACTAGATACCTTATAATACTAAGGTAATCAAGGGAACACCCCCAATGAACACCGAAACTTTCGTCGAAGGCGTGCTGATTGATGTTTGCACCCGCACTTTTCTTCTGATGAGTGATCAAGGAGACGAAAAGGTAGTAGAATGCAGTACTACCGAAGAGTTTATGAATGTTCTTGAGGTTTGCACCTCACACCTTAACGAAGATCAGATTGAGTATGCTGATCTCGCCATCTATGGGAAAAAATCTTAATGGAAGTATTTACAATCAAAGAGTGGGAAGAAAACTTCGATGATCTTCTAGAAAGAGTAGAAAACGGAGAGCACATTGGTATCGTCAAAGAAGATGGTACAGCAGCAGTAATGATGCCCGCAGATGATGAACTTATACGAATATACACTGACAATAACAACGAAGCTCAGTAGTTCATCTGCGGGAATGTCGCCTAATGGTTAAGGCCCTCTGCTTATAACGGAGTGAATCGGGTTCAATTCCCGACATTCCTATTTGCTCCTTTAGCAATCTGGTGAATGCACCGAACTCATAATTCGGCTAAGGTGAGTTCGATCCTCACAAGGAGCACCTACGGGACGGTGGCGGAATCGGTAGACGCACCAGACTTAAAATCTGTTGAGATTTTTCTCGTGAGGGTTCAAGTCCCTCTCGTCCTATGAAATAAATAAGGCATGTGGGGAGTAAATCCTATGTCTTATAAGATTACGAAAAAATATTGTTGGTATGAAGAAAATGATGTACCAAGAATTGTTCAAATATTTTTCCTGAATGGGGTACCTTTCACATTTGATGAGTTACCTGACGGTCACTTATATGACCAAGATATAGTAAGAGAAGCAGAAAGCAATACTCTTTATATGATAGAGGATATCTATTATGGTTCTTATTACCTAATAGCTGAGCAAGCACACCCATGTTTGTTCATGGTAGAGTTAGAAAATCCAGAAGATATGCCAGAAGAAGAGTACTATGCTTTTGATGAGGAAGATTTACTGAACTAAATAAAACATAGAAATCCAACGATTGTCATAATCAAATGCCTCTTAATAAGCTAGATAATTTCATTAAGAATACTGATGGTCGTATTCTTTATGTTTCTCCAAGTGATCTCGATTCTACGGATAGTATCGATAATCAGGGTAATTCACTCGCAAGACCCTTTAAAACTGTTCAGAGAGCACTTTTAGAGGCAGCAAGATTCTCATATGTAAAGGGTGATGACAATGATATTACAGAGAAAACTACCATCCTTCTTTTACCTGGTGAGCACCTAATTGATAATAGACCAGGTTTTAGATTATATAATGATAATGGTACTGCTAAAGTAATTGCACCTGACTCTAGTGCTGGTGCAGCAAACCCAACTGCTTCTAGTGCATTAAATCTTTCATTAGAATCTAACTTCGACTTAACTCAAGTTGACAATATTCTTTATAAGTTTAATAGTATTTACGGTGGTGTAATTGTACCTAGAGGTTGTTCTATTGTTGGTCTTGACCTCAGAAAGACTAAGATTAGACCAAAATATGTACCCAACCCAACTGACCCAACAGCAGGTTATGCTGGTATCTTCAAGATAACTGGTGCATGTTATCTCTGGCAGTTTAGTTTATATGATGCTAGAGAATCTGAACTTGCGTATACAAGTCCTACAGACTGGACTGATACTGCTAAACCAACATTCTCGCACCATAAACTCACTTGCTTTGAGTATATTGATGGTGTTAATAAGTATGGCAATACGGGTCTAACTGACCTTGACATGTATTATGCAAAACTATCTAATGCATATGGAACTAGTGCTGGTACTAGAGAAATTGACCAGAAATATCCAGCAGATGCAGGTGGTTTTGCTAAGCAACGTCCAGAATGGGAGATTGTTGGTGCATTCGATACGGACGTAATTGATATTACTGCAATCAATATTAGTTCTTCTGGTAGTAACTTAGTTACAGTTACCACCAATGTACCTCATGAATTTAATGAAGGAACACCGATTAAGATTAGAAACGTAGTTCCTACTGATTATAATATTTCAACAAAAGTTCAGACTGTTCTGAGTGATAATAAATTTACATATCTGATTCCTAATGCTAGAAGAGACCTTGATCTTCAAGGTAGTATTTCTTCTGCAACGGTTGTTATTGAAACTGATACCGTAACTGGTGCATCACCATATATCTTCAATATCTCCTTACGTTCAGTCTGGGGTATGAATGGTATGCACGCTAATGGCAGCAAAGCATCTGGTTTTAAATCGATGGTTGTTGCCCAGTTTACTGGTGTATCACTACAGAAAGACGATAGGGCATTTGTTAAGTACTTCCAAGATTCTAGACAATATGTTGGTATTGATGACTCTAAAGTAACTGGTGCAGATCTATCTTCTAATTCATCTTCAACAGATCCAAATACAGCATATCACCTAGATGCTAATGCAATTTATAGAAGAGGTTGGGAAACTTCTCACGTTAAAGCATCGAATGACTCTTTCGTTCAGGTAGTTTCTGTCTTTGCTATTGGTTTTACTAAGCACTTTGATGGTTCTTCGGGTGCTGACTATTCTATTACTAACTCTAACTCTAACTTCGGTCAGATCTCTCTGAACGGTGAAGGTTTCAAGGCAGACGCATTTGATAAGGATAATAATTTGTTCCTTACAAATATTATTCCACCAAAAGCAATTACAACTCAAGAGAATACTGTTGACTGGATCTCTATCGATGTTGGTCTAACAACAAGTCCTACCGTTAATCCCAATCAAAATAGATTATATCTATTTGGATTTACTAGTGAAGATATAAAACCACCCGTACTAACTCAGGGTTATAGAATTGGTGGCAAGAAAAATGATAGGTTATTTGCAACTATCAATGGTAATGAATATTACTCTGATATTGTTCTTGCAGATGGTATCAATACACATGAGAAAGTATATCACGTTGATACATCTACTGAAAATAAACTGACTCTAGCATCAGATCATACTCTGAATAATTCTGAGAAAATTATTATTGAAAGTTTAGATGGTGATTTACCAGAAAATGTAAAAGAGCATTCTGTCTATTATGTAATTACATCTGCTAATAATACCGTTAGAACCGATGGCATTGTTCTTCTCGCAAGAGAAATTCAACTTGCAACATCAGAATCTGATGCAAGTCTTGGTATTCCAGTAACAATTTATGGTGGTAGAAAACTAAAAATTTCTAGTAGGGTTCATGATAAAACTGCTGGTGAATTGGGTCATCCAGTTCAGTGGGATGAAACAAATACAAATTGGTATATTAGTGTAAAACAATCAAATCCAGATCCATCATTCTATCAAAACACCTTATTTAACTATCTTGATAGTGTTGGTGTTGCTGGATATCAAGAAAGAACAGACCCATCATATATCAAGAGGATTGCAGATACTAGAAGTTTAGATCAAAAACTCTATAAGTTGAGAGTTGTTATTCCTAAAGAGATTAGTGCAGCAAAAGCACCAGAACCTGGTTTTATTATTCAAGAAAGTAGTGATACTGGTGTAAGAAACGATACTGATTTCATTCTACCGACCACTAGAAATCTAACTTCTGCTGATTACAAGTATAATAAGAACAATAGATATCTTTCAAATGCAGTAAGATCTGATGCTGCTGATGGTGTATATACGATCACAGTAACAACAGAAAAACCACATAATCTTCAAGTTGGCAATGATGTCAAGATTTATGGCATCAAAGACTCAACTCTGAATACTTTTGGTGAGTATGGTGTTGGATACAATGGTAAGTATCCAGTCAAAGATGTCCTTAGTGACATGGAGTTTACATATGAAATCACTGCAGGTGTATCTACTAATCCAACTTGGCCAACAACAAAAGACACATCTTGGCCAAGATTTGAAAGAAACGATGTTAAAGACAACTTAGTTGTTTATCGTTCACTAACAATTTCTGATTATGTTGATGGTCAAAGAGATGGTGTATATCATCTTTTTGCTACAAATGCAAATGTAGCAGTTGAGGAAGAATTCACTGATAATGAGTACTCACAGAACATTGCAGATTTATATCCACAACAGGATAGAGATAACATTGATGAAAACCCGATTGCTGCTAAGTCTTATGCACTTAGATCACCTCTTGGTAAAGTTATCACAAATAACTTAAGAAATTCTGTAACTAGAGAAACTGTTGATAAGTTTAGTACAAGTTTTGGTGTTGGTTTAAATATTGCTAATGTGGAAGCAGAAGCAACATCTGGTATCACTACCTTAACTTTTGATAGAAATCATGGTTATGGTGGTATTGTAGATCTAAGTCTGACAAGTGGTGGTGTTGGTTACAACACTGGTACCTACTATAATGTCAAGATTTTAGAAGATGGAACAATCACCAATACTTGGAGAGGTGCTACTGCTACTGTTACCGTTAACTCAAGTTCAAATGTATCTGCAGTAACAATTACAAACCCAGGTTCTGGATATACTGCTGGCAATTTCCAATTAGATGAAAGTGTAATTGGCAACAACGGTGCAGAGGCAAATGTTAGTTTAACACTTGCTGCTGAAGGTATCTCTGAAGCAGATAATCAGGTTGTTCAAATTACTGGTATTGGTACTGCACAAGATGGTCACTATCGTATTCTCGATGTACCTTCATCGAATAGAATTGCTATTGCAAGAACTAATGGTGATCCACAAGTTTACACTGGTCAGTATAGTTTATTAGTTGGACCTGCAATTGCAGTCACCTCAACATCTTTTGACAGCACGACAAAAGTAGTTACAGTTAATTGTACTACTGCTCACGGTCTAGTTGCTGGTAATAAGTTTAAGGTTGTTGATACTTCGAATGCAAATATTGGTGATTTCTTAGTCAAATCAAGAGTTGGTGTTAATACATTTACATATGAAGCATCGGCAGAACCATCAAATGCTGGTTATATTCTGAAGCATGGTTTCTCTGCAAATGATGGCACTTCAGACCAATTCGGTGAAAACTTAAGTCAAAGAGGTAATTTTGTCTTTGATAAAGAGATTGCCTATGTTAATACTTTCACTGATGAAACCAGAATTAGAGTCACTCCATCTGGCAGTAATACTGGAACTGTAACTAGATTTAACTACGGTTCTTATATTCAGATTGATGATGAAATCATGAGAGTTGCAAGTAACACCCTTGGTGGTACTTTCAATGACGAGATTACAGTTGTTCGTGGAGCACTTGCTACCAGAAAGACCACACACTTGGATGGTTCTCTAATCAGAAAGATTAAACCAATTGCGCTTGAAATTCGTAGACCAACTACGATGAGAGCATCTGGTCATACATTTGAATATCTTGGTTATGGTCCTGGTAACTATTCAACTGGTCTACCACAGGTTCAAATTAAGTCTCTTGATGAAACTGAAGAGCAACTTGCACAAGCACAGAAGAAGAAAGGTGCAATCGTTGTTTATACTGGTATGAACAATAGAGGTGACTCTTTCCAGGGCAACTCTAAGACAACTGCATCTAGTGGTGAGATCTCTACGTTTGATATTCCAACACCAACAATTAAAGGTGAAAGTGCATCGAGACTCAGTGCAGTATTTGATGAAATCATTGTCAAGGAGAGAATTGTTGTTGAGGGTGGTGCATCTCAGCAGGTTCTATCACAATTTGATGGACCAGTTAATGTTAACCAAGAGAGTAATTTTACTGCTCCAGTTAATGTTAGAGATACTCTCAATGTTAGAGATGAGACGCAATCAACCAATACAACTTCTGGTGCAGTAATTGTTAGTGGTGGTGTTGGTATTGCTAAAAACCTTAATGTTGGTGGTGAACTAGATGTAGATGGAACGACCAATTTAGATGATGTCAATATTTCTGGTGCTCTCAATGTTACTGGATCTATTGTTGGTGCTGGTGGTACCTTTGGTAATATTCAAGTTGGTGTAACTGGTGATAATGAAATTGATACCAGTACTGGTGATTTAATTCTCGACTCTGCTAATGGCACAGTTAACATTACAGACAATGCTGATGTAGATGGAAACCTCAATGTTGACGGTGACACAACATTAAACGGCAATACAACAATTGGTGATGCGATTACTGACCTATTAACAGTAAATGCAGCATCAGAATTTGATGGTACTGTAAACATTGACAATACATTCAATATTAGAAACGGCACCACCAATAAGTTTACCGTTGATAATACTACTGGCAATACAAATATTGAAGGAACACTAATTGTTGGAGGCAAAATTACTGGTAATGGTGGTATTGAGTTTGGTAATGTTCAAATTGGTGTAACCAACGATCAAACTATTGATACGTCGGATGGTGATTTGAATCTTAGTGCTGCTAGCAACACTGTTAGTATTCAGGCAGACCAAATTAACCTTGGTCAAGCATCAACTGATATTACAAATATAAATGGTGAACTTCGTGTCTCTCAAGATATTGTTGCATTCTACTCATCTGATATTAGGTTAAAAACTAATATTACATCAATTAGTGAAGCACTTAGCAAACTCAATAGAATTACTGGTTGTGAATACATGTGGAATGAACTTTCATCTAGATATGGTACGCATGATGTTGGTGTAATAGCACAAGACGTACAAAACGTTTTACCAGAGGCAGTCATTGAAAGAGATAATGGTTATCTTGCAGTAGACTATCAAAAATTGATACCTCTATTAATTCAAGCATTCCATGAACTGAATGATAAATTTGAAGCATTCGAACAATCAACTAATCTCAAAATTACTGAATTGGAACAAAGATTGAGAGATGACTTTATCAATAACTAAACAACTAGATAAATAACTAAAAACCATAGAAGATGGCAAATTATACAAAGTCTTTTAACTTCAGAAGTGGAGTTCAAGTAGATAATGACAGATTTTTGGTTGACGGTAGGGGAAATGTTGGCGTCGGAACTTCGGCACCGAACAGATCCCTTGACGTTTATGGTAAAGCCAGAGTAAATGATCAACTTGAAACGGAAGACTTTCAAGTAAGTGGTGTATCTACATTCCAAGGAATGGTTAGTGTAGGTGCAAGTATTTTTGCTAACTCTGAAACTGGTATTATTAGTGCAACTTCATATAGGGGAGATGGTACTCTTCTTGCTGGTGTTATTGCAATTGCAACCAATGGTTGGGTTGTAAATTCAGGAACTCTATCAACAGATTTTAATGTATATGTTGGTCCATTCCCACCAGGAGAGGGTAATTTAGATCATCTACCAACTGCAGAGGGAACATTCCAAGTAAACAAAGATTCTAGTACATTTACAGTACAACCAACTGGTCTGATTGGTTTGGGTACAACACTGCCAACAGAAAGACTAGATGTTAGAGGAAATGTAGTTGTTTCTGGGTTATCAACATTCCAAGATCATGTTGATGTTACAGGTGATCTTTCTGTCTTGAGCAACTTTGAGGTAACTGGTGTATCAACATTTAGTAATAATGTTAACTATTCCACCGACATTGATGTAGATGGTGTTACCAATTTAGACGAACTCAGTGTAACAGGTGTTTCTACATTTACTAGTAGTGTAAATCTTAATGATGGTGCAACAATTCCAGCAGGAGAGAGTCTTGATTTTGGAACTGATTTTTCAATCTCTAGATTTAGTAATCAGAACAAAGCACGTATTCAGTATACTGGTCCCGGTGATTTCACTTTTGAAATAGATGATGTTGATTTTAGGAATAGTGGAAATACTGAAACTCTTATGACCCTTAGAAATGGGGGAGGAGTAAGTCTTTACTATGATAATAATATAAAACTTTCTAGTACTAGTGCTGGTATTAATGTAACTGGACGTACTGAAACTGATAATTTAAATGTTTCTGGTATTTCTACTTTCGCATCTACATTAGACCTTGATGGTGTTGTAAACATACCAGATGGTGATGGGGTTAAGTTTGGTACTGTATCGGATTATGCACAACTCTTTAGTGGGTCTGGAGAATTTTATATCAGAAACACCGTAGGAAGTGGTGGCGGTGGTGGTGTTCAACTTCAAGGAAGAACTGGGGTACATCTTTGGGCTGGTGGAACTTCTTTTACTAATTTGGGGTTATCAGTAGAAAACGGTGTATCTTTATTAAAATATCAAGGAAATGAGAAAGCATCAACAGAGGACTATGGTTTTGATGTAACTGGTAGATTAACCACAGATGAATTATCAGTTTCTGGTATTTCTACCTTCAACCAGTTGACATCAACCAATATTGCTATTGGTACTTCTGTTTTCTCTTCAGATTTCGTAGTCAAAAAACCAACCAGTGTCGTTGCTGACTTTATTTCTACGCAAGGATCTGTAACGTTAAGTTTAGGTGCTGATACATCTCTTGCAGATAATAGTACAACTATAAAGTACACTCCAACTTCAGAAACTTTAGATATTTCAAATAGAGGTTCTGGTGATATTACATTCAGAACCCATGTTGGTAGTGGAGCATTAGTTGGTGTAGAAGCTGGTGGTTTCTTATTCAGAACAGGCACTACTGATAATATCTTAGCACATATTAGATCTGATGGTAGATTTGCAATTAATCAAGAAGTTTCTGCGGATCAAGAATTAGATTTCAATCTCGTAGCAAATGGAAATTCTTTACTTAAAGGCAATTTATTTGTACAAGGTAATTTAGATGCTTCTTCTGGTATTGCGACATTCAATACCATTAATGTAAATACCCCATCTATCTTCTCAGAAGATCAAAACTTCCACACTACTTCTGGTCTCACCACTTTCTCATCTTTAAACGCTGAAACTCTCTTTACTTCATCTGGTATTAGTAGCTTTATTGGTTTTAGTACTTATTATGGAAGTGTATGTTTTGGCATAAAAGATAATCAAAACGGGGAAACTTATGGTGCTGGTTCTGATGTAGAGATGAAAATATATCATCCCATCAGAACATATGGTACAGAAATAGGCATTTCATCTTCACCAATTTACTATGATAATGCTGGTACCTATAGTGGAAGTAGTCAGTTTGACTATGTACAAGCTTTATCAGATCCAAGAAATGAAGACCTTTTATCTCAGTACGTAGCAGATCCAAATAAGATAATTCCTGCTTTTGGTTATGGTGACATTCAACTGAAAACAGGTGGTATGTCAATCATCAGTCAGGATTATATCAACATTCACCCATCTATTGCACAATCCTCAACTGGTAGTTGGACTGGTTTAACACCATCAGAAAATCTTGGAATGGGTCTTGAATATGTTAATGGTACTAATCTTTGTATGGTTGGTATTAACACTTTATTCACTAGATCTGTAATGGATCTTGGGTATGGTGTTCCATCAATGAATTCATATGTCATTCCACCTAGATTGAATACTAATGATATTGAAACTGTAAGTAATCTTTGGGACCCTACTGTTTCTAGTGGTTTGTCAGGACATAGTAGATCTAAACAGTCTACCCCAGATGGTCTTGTAACGGGTGGTATTCTATTTGATATAGAGAAGAACCAACTTAAGGTTGCAACCGACTCTAAGACGTTCTCTGGCATTGCTACGTTCACAAATAATGGTAGTGGTCATGAATCATTTGTACCACCAACAGTTACTGATGCTGAGAGAACTACATTAACTAATGCAGGTATTCCAGTAGGTTCAGTTGTTTATAACACAACTAACAACGCACTAGAACAATATGATGGAACTGTTTGGACTAGTTTTGTTAAGAAAACTACTAGTGACGACATCTCAGTTTCTGTTTCTGGTACAGATTTGACTATTACTGTTGATGGAGTTGGAAGTGTAACCTTGACACTATCGTAAAATACCTGTAGACTACCTTTGTCAGGGTTGAAGAGAAAGAGTGTAGCCACTTAGAATACTGTCACATGGGGTGTCTTCGGGTGCCCCTTTGTGCTATAATTACTTCATACAGGACAGGAAACCACTCGATGCTTCTTCGACCCCACCAGCAGAAAGCACTTGATGCCATGCTGGCATATGATAAGGGTCAGGTCATCATCCCTACGGGTGGTGGCAAGACCATGTGCATGATCTATGACATCCTTGAGAATCAAAAGTACATCGACAATGGCAGCACTGTTGTTGTAGTTGCTCCTCGTATTCTTTTGGCAGAACAACTTTGCAAAGAATTTCTTGAGGTTATTGATGATACTCACACTCATGTGATGCATGTTCATAGTGGTGAGACTGAGTTTTTCAGCAGCACCAAACCTGAAAAGATTGCATTGTTCAACAATGTAGCACGATCTGCTGGTGAAAATTGCATTATCTTTACCACTTATCACTCCCTTCATAGAGTTCAGGAGGCAGATATTGAAGTCAACACCATCTACTTCGACGAAGCGCACAACTCAGTTCAACGTAACTTTTTCCCTGCTACGGAGTACTTTGCTGCTGAGTCTGGTCGGTGCTATTTCTTCACTGCTACTCCTAAGCATTCTTTGTCTGTGTTCAAACCTGGCATGAATGATGGTGCTGTATATGGTCAAGTAATCTGTAATGTTCCTGCACCTAAGTTGGTAGAAGAGGGTTACATTCTGCCCCCTAAGGTTGTTGTCAAAGAACTTCCTATGGGTGATGAACGTCAGTCTGATTCTAAGAATCTTCTTGACACTATTGATGAGAATTCTCTTGACAAGATTCTCATTGCTGCACGTTCTACCAAGCAGATTGTCAAACTTCTGAGTGAGTCTGACTTTGCACTGCAACTTGTAGAACGTGGTTATTCTTGCATGTATATCACCAGTAAGACTGGTGCTATTATTGACGGCAAGAAAGTTACCCGTGAAGAGTTTTTCAAGACTCTGAATGCATGGGGTATTGATCCTGACAAAAAGTTTGTTGTTCTGCACCACTCTATTTTGTCTGAAGGTATCAACGTCAAAGGTCTTGAAGCAGTGTTGTTCATGCGTAACATGGATTACATTGGTATCAGTCAGTCAATCGGTCGTGTGATTCGTCTGGGTGGTGCTGAGAAGACCTTTGGACTTGTCTGTGTGCCTGTCTATGATAAAGTGGGTATCAACACTGCCCGTAGTGTTCAGGCAGTCGTTGACACCGTGTTTCAGCAGGGTGAACCTGCCATCTCTGTTGTTCGTCGTTGAACCAATGAAAACCACCATCGATCTGGTCACTGAGCTTCGGTCTTTGCCTGATGCCATCTATGAAAATTTCTGCAATCAGGCAAAGATGGTTGCCCTTGAGTACCCTTCTGCACATGGAATCGACTGTTTTGCCCGTGGTGAAACCATCGAATATGGGTTTATTGACATCGTAGGACAGCACATTGACCTGAAACCTAATAAGAAGGAAGATTTCAATGATCCCGATGGTCGGTATGCCCTAGAGCACCTGACCGACGTGAAAACGAAGGGAAATGGGTTTTTACCACGTAAAGACCAAAAAGCACTCTTCTATTCTAATCAGTGGGACATTAAGAAGACTGCTAATGGTTCAAAAGAGTTTGAATCTAAAGCACATTCTTATATCTTGATTGACCCTCTTTGTGCTCGTATTGCTGTTGTAGACACTTCAGTTTTCTATCGCAAACCATTCAAACCAAACTCTGCACGTATTTCTTTCAGTGTAAAACCTCAAGATGTTTACATGGTTTATGATGGTATTGCTCAGGTAATTGATACAACCGTTGTACCTGATCCCAATGCAATCTATCGTGAGATCTGGAACAAAGCTGGGGTTCGACTTCAAGAGATGACCACTTCAAAAACTGTCTCACTCGTCTAGGTTCTCAAACCAACTCTGCTACAATACATTCATACCGAAAGGAACAACTCATGAAGTGCAAAGTTCAACTCTACAAAGCTGGTACTCAGTTTGATGAGATTGTAGTTGCTCGTGACTATCAAGATGCTAAAAATGTAGCACTTGCTCGTAACCCAGGTGCTACCGTTATTAGTGTTACTGCTGTTTTTTAATGCCAGAAAAGTTTCTTAAACCACACTGCCCTTTTCCCAGTATTCTTAACGATAAACCAGGAAATCCTTTAGGTTTCGTTACAAACGACGGGATGTGGGCAGCAATTCCGTGTGGAAAGGGGTTTATGGTCATACATAATGGGGACCATGTTAAATTATTTAACAATTACAAAAAGGCAGTTGACTTTATTCTAAACCAGACTAAAGTTAGGAAACGAAAACCAAGGAGTTCAAATGGACGAAAAACAACTCAAACGTAAAGATGCATTTTTTATTTTTTACGAAAGTGTTTTGAAGCCAGATCACGAACTTCGACAGTATGCTCATGATGAGAAGTGCTTTCATGAATTGATGGAATGGAGGCAAGAGATTGTGACGTATCTTGATCAACGTCGCAATCAGGAGTTCAATTGATGGACTCTTTTCAACTTATTATCTTCGGATTTTTCGGGGTAGTAACGTATTTCATCGTAACTGATGAGAACGTTGCTGCCCTTTTTTATTATCAATTTGAGTCAGCAAACACATACATTAGAAAGAAATGGTGGTGGGTGACTAACAATCCGAAGAATCCTGTGGTAAAATATCTTATCTACCGTCGTTCTCTGAAAATGGCAAGAGAATTGATGGCAGAAATAAATAAAGACAAAGGGAACTGATTGTATGTTATCTACCGCATATAGACTCAGATTAGAATCAATTTGCCAATGCATTGCTAATAAAGAACAAGTTCCCTTAGAGGATATGATTTGGGCAGAAAAACTTGCCAAAGCACATACTACTGCTAGAGAATGGTTGAATAAAGCACGTCGTCAGGCTGCTCAAGATATTGAGGAGGGTAGTATGGATGATTTTATGAATAAGATGGGGTTAGGTGACCCCGACCCATCTAATTACAAATCGGGGTTCGATTCTGCGGATGAAATCGTAGACTGGTTCAAACAAGATAAACCTGACGATTGGAGGCAACGTGACTGAAAAGATCACACCTGAAACATATGAAAAAATGAATAAAGAGTTTGAGGAGGAAGGCATGGCATTCCGAATCATTGTTCCTACTCAAGAACAAATTGATGAATGGAGGAAAGATGACTGATGTTCGTGCAGAAAATGAAGAAAAGTGGCGTGTAGCAACCAATAAAGTTATCGCAGAAAATCTTATTGAACAAGTTGCAGAACTGGTGAATGGTGAGGTTCATCATCATCTAATGGTTGATCACAAAGGTGTAATTCAACGAAAGATTTCTATCATTTACACGGAGGACTCAAAGTAATGGAAGCAGTAATCTATTCTAACGGCAATCAGGAATGTGAACGTGCTAAGATTCTTTTAGAAAAACTTAATTTTCAGATTCACGTTTATAAATTAAATCAACACTTCTCTCA